ATGACCAAATTAAAGAAATGGATTCACAAATTGTTCATGACCAAAAAACTAAGTTTAGATTTGAACAAATATCTGTAGAGGGTAATGACCCAGCAGATACAGGTGAATCAGTTGGAACACCAAGTGATATGCAATCAAGTGGTGGATACGATGATGAATCTAAAGCGGGTTCTATATTCAGAGATGAAGGTGGGGCACCTGAGGGTGGATTTGATGGAGCAGGAAGACCTAAAGAAGTACCAAATTATTCCAAAGATGGAAGTGCTCGAGGTAGAGACCCATTAGGTAGAACTGGTGTTCCTTTGGCATTAGCACATTATGATGCTTTAAAGAAATCAATGGGAAGTAAGGCAAAAGAAATTTTAAAAGAAACAATCGATAGTGAAGAAATAAATGAAGAATATAAAGATTTTAAGGAAGATAAATAACGATTTCTTGAAAGTTTTATATTTATTTATGTACAAAAAAACTATCAAAATTAACGGAGTGTTTGATGAAATATAACAAAAAACACAGTAAGATTAAGAATACTGGTATTCTTTTTGAATTACTAACTCGACAAATTACAGTAGATGTGATGAATGGAGTTGATAATAGTAAAGCTGTGAACATATTAAAAGAAAATTTTAGTTCTACTACACAATTAGGAAAAGAGTACGAACTATACAAAATTTTAACTGAAAAAAAATATAAAAATACTGAACAAGCAAATATTTTACTTGAAGCAGTAATAAAAAATCGTAGAAAATTATCAAATCGTAAATTAAAAAACGAAAAGTATAATTTAATCAAAACAATTAAAGAAAGTTATGATACAAATGATTTCTTTAATACAAGAATTCCTGAATATAAACTATTAGCTTCAATTTATAATGTTTTTGAAGGTGAATCTATCAAAGAAAACATTGGACCAGTTGAAGAAACTGATAGTAAAGTAACTATTGTAGAAAATATTACCAAAATTAAACACTCCAATAAAAAATCTGGTAATACTATTAATGAATCTTTAAAAAATGAAGATAAAGATTTAAGATTACTTACATATCAGTTGTTAGTAGATAAATTCAATGAAAAATATAGCACATTGAACGAAAATCAAAGAAATTTGTTGAGAGAATATATCAACAACATATCAAACACTAACTCTTTGAGAGAATTCATAGATGCTGAAGTTATAAAAATCAAAAAAGTACTTAAAAATCACTTAAATAAAGTTGATGATAAGATTACAAAGATAAAATTAACAGAAGCTATCAATCATACTGATACTGCAACAGGCGGAAAGGTTGTGAAAGACCAACATGTCGTATCGTTGATGAGATATTATGAATTGGTCAAGGAGTTAGAAAATGTCCACGAAGATAAGTAAAAAAAGATTTATTGAAATCTTAAAGAAGTTAATTCGACAAGAAATTGCTGAAGTATCTACAACAGGAACAGCTGGAACTTATCCAGGTGGGCCAGGACATTACTACACACCACACGCATTCTCAAGTGGTTCAGTTGGAAGTAAAAATCCAGAAGTTGGTGGATATAAAAAAGTTAATGAAGTGAAATTTGCTGTAACTGTTGATATGGGTAAATTAGGTCAAGGTAAAGTTCTTGTAGATGCAGGTTCAAAAGGTATGGCAAAAACAATGGTTGCTAAAAAATTAAAACAAGGTTTAAAAGGAGTTATAAGTGTATCTCGTGTACAACCAGCACTTGGCAAACAAGTAGATAGAAAGATTGAAAATGTAAACGAAGTTACTAAAAAAGAAGTCAACGCATTAAGAAATCTTGTAAAGGGTATTGGTAATCTAAAAAAAGACTTTTCAAAAGCGACCAGAGTTGGTGATAGAGAACTTATGAAAAAAGATTACAACAAACATTATGAAACACTTCTTGACGCCGAAAAAGCAATGGTAAAACTTATGCAAATTTTTAAAAACAAAGAAATGTTAGGTGAAGGTCGTTATCACGATTGGAGAAATGATGAATCCCTAACACCAAAACAAAAGATTGGTAAATCAATTCGTGAAGTTCGTTATTCTTTAAGTGAATTAGATAAGATGGTTAAAATGGCAGTTAAATTAAAAACAGAATTAAATGTTGATTCAAGAAGTTATTGGAAGAATACACATAAGGCACTAACTAAGATTTCAGAAAGATTAGTGAAAATGGCAAATAAAGTTGGGAGTTTAAAATAATGAAACTTAAAAAACTATTAAACGAAAATCTTTGGAATGAAAGAAAGTTTGGTGAGTCATTACCAACACTTGAAGACACTACTAAAGCACATAAATTAAAACAAGAACAAGATGGTAAAGAACAGCATCTTGATGATAAAGAAAAAGAAAAAGCAAGAAAACTTGGTTTGGTTTGGAAAGGTAAAGGATATGGTAAAAAAGATGATGACCATATCTCACATAAAAATGTTGATGGTAAATTAACAAAAGTTGATGATGATGGAAAATCAGATAAATCTGAACCAAAAAAATTAAGTGGAAAAGATTTTGATAGAGATTTACCATCAGATGGTCCAAATCCAACAAGTAAAGATAAACCTTTAGTTAAAAAAGGTGAACCAGTAAAAATTGATGATGATGCTCAAGAGACAATCGATGGTATGGATTGGGATAAGTATAATGAAAATATCCCAATAAGTTATTTTACCAGTAAATTTAGTAATAATACAGATGAATGGAACTCTCAAATAAATCGTGTATATGATGAATTTGAAGAATCAGGAGTTCCACAAGAGGAATTAGATAAACTTGAAGATGCCCTTATAAGAGATGAGGATGAGTATGATTATGATTTATCAGAAGTTCCTGAAGAAGAAATGAAAGAAAAATCAAAAATACTTAAGGATTTTCATACAAAATACTCAACATCTGGAAACAAAAAATCAGCAAGTATAGATAAAGTTCGAACAGCTAAAGAGTTGAATGATTCAGAACAAATAAAAAAAGACCCAATGGGAACAGTCGAAAAACTGGATGACTTACTTCGAGATGTTTCAGATGAATTAGAAGAATTACCAGATAGTGAATTAGCTGATGACCAATATGCTATCGTTAATGATGAGTTTGGCTTACAATTAAGTCGACTTCAAGATGATATAGAATTTGGAGATGATGAAGAAAAAGAAGATGCTATAAAAGGTTTAAAAGATTTAACATCTGATGTAGAAAAATTTATGAATGTTAATTATAGTACACTAACAGGAATTGCAAAACCAGAAAAAGGTCAAAAGACTAGAGGGCCAGTAAGTATGGTTGGATATAGAACTGGTAGAAATAGAAGTGGTGGTATGTATGATAATGTTAATCCAAGTAATAAGTATTTAGTTGAAAGTGTTAATATATTTAACAGAGAATTTGGACAACCATTACCAACATTAAATGATGTGATGAAAGCACATCAAGGTAACATTCAAGAATCTCGTGAAGATGCTGAAAAGGCTAAAAAAGAATTAAGAATGTTTGCAAAAGAAGAGGGTATTCTAAGAAAAAGAGTATTGAAATTAGAAGGTATCATGAAAACTGATTCTGTAAATAAAGATTTAGCAAAACAAATTAAAAAATCCTACAAAGATAATGTAACTAAATTCATGAGAGAAGCTGTAGGATTGGTGAAAAGGATGAAATAATGAGAGAACTATTAGTAGATTATATACCATTTGAAATTTCACCGCAACAAATAAATGAGGCGATGAAAGAAAACAACGGAAAGTTAGTTGTTAAAGGTGTATTACAAAGAGCAGATGCAAAAAACCAAAATGGAAGAGTATATCCAATGAACATTCTACAAAGAGAAGCAAAAAATTATTCACAAAATTTTATTTCTCAAAAAAGAGCATTAGGTGAACTTGACCATCCAGATTCTTCAGTAGTGAATTTACAAAATGTATCACATAATGTTACTGAAATGCATTGGGAAGGTGACAACTTATTAGGAACAGTTGAAATCCTAACCACACCAAGTGGAAACATTTTAAGAGAATTATTCAAGAATGGAATTAAACTTGGAATTAGTTCTCGTGGTATGGGTTCAGTAGAGGCTGTTAATGAAGCAGATGGACAAGCATTAAAAGTAGGAGATGATTTCGAGTTAATCGCTTTTGATTTTGTTTCTAATCCATCTACACATGGAGCTTTTATGCATCCTTTACAAGAGGGTGTTGATAAATCACAAACTCAAGGTAGAACTTGTGGTGTTTATTGTAAAGCAGAAGATTTGATTAATAAAATCATAAGAGGAGAATAATATGGCTTTAGCTGATAGAAAACCAAACACACCATTTCAAAAAAGTGGTAATGATGAGTTAGGTGGAGAAACAGGTTTAGAAAATTTAAAGCCAAGAAGTCCATTTGTTAAAAGTGGTAATGATGAATTAGCTAGTAATAGTGGTTTAGAAAACTACAAATCACCATTTGTTAAAAGTGGTAATGATGAGTTAGGTGGTAATAGTGGTTTAGAAAATTTAAAGCCAAAAAATCCATTTGTTAAAAGTGGTAATGATGAATTGGCTAGTGATAGTGGTTTAGAAAACTACAAATCACCATTTGTTAAAAGTGGTAATGATTCTTTAGGTGGTAATAGTGGTATAGAAAATTTTAAAATTCCAACAGCAGGTAGAATAAATAAAGGTTGGAATGGTGATGGACTTGCAGATTAATGCCATCCAAATCTAAAGCACAACAAAGATTTATGGGATTGGTTCACGCTTATAATAAGGGTGATGTTAAAGGTTCAGAAGTATCTAAAAAAGTAAAAGATGCGGCTGATAGTATGAAAAAATCAGATGTTAAAAAATATGCATCTACAACACATAAAGGGAAACCAGAAAAAGTGAAAAAAGAAGCCATAGATAAAATCAAAGAAATGATTAGAATGGAACTTGAGAGTTGTGGTTATGTTATGTCTGCTAAAGACCCTAATTATAAATTAAAATCACCAGGTGGTACAGGTAAAGTTGATAAAAAATTAAAAGAATTATCAGAAAAAATGGGTGGATGTTTATGTGAGAAATGTTGGAAAGGATATAAAATACATCCTACTCGTAAAACAAAAGAATTATTTGGTAAAAAATATCCAAATTGTGTAAAGGCAGAATCAGTAAATGAAAATGTACTTAACGAAATGGATTACAGAGGATTCGTTAAATACATGAATGATTTCTATGGACCAAAAGGAATTTATCCAGATAAAAAGAAAAGAACATTAGGACAAAAAGAAATCGGAATGGCCTACTCAGTATTATTAAAGAAGAAACCAAATTTTGAAATTGGATTTGATTCTACAGATAGAGAGATGTTAAGAGATATTTTAATCAAGTTAAGAAAACTTGACCCAGATTATTCAAAGAAAGAATCAGTAAAAGAATCAATAAACGAAAATAGAGATTTTGAAAAATTGTATAAGTTATTTTCAAAAAAAGATTATTTCCACCTAAAAAGTTCAATAAAAACAATGTTGAGAAATTGGGAGATAGCTCTTAAAAAAGGTGATAAAGGTGCACAAAAATATAAAAAACAAGATATAATCAAAGCTGTTACTGCACAAAATAAAGCGAATGCAAAACGAACTTATGATGAGTTGGTAAAGGCAATAAAGAAAAAAGATATCAGAGCATTAAAATCTAAATTACGACACAACCAACCATACTCAATCGCAATATTTAACCAAGTAACAGGTAAAAAACTACCTAAAACCACTCGTGATATTCATTCATTTTTAGACAATGAGTTTATGAATGAATCAGTAAAAGAAGGTAAGGGTGTGGATAAAATTATGAAAATGGCAAATGACCATTCATTTGGAAAACTCGGTGGTAGAACTGTAGATGCCATGACTGCTAATTTATTTAAACAAGTGTATGATAAGGCACCACAGAATGCAAAAGATAAAATTGATAAAATGAACGAAAAACAATTATACATCTTTATGGGTAAATTGTGGAGTAAGTTCGGTAAACAAGTGAGACTACGATGATTAAATTAAAAACATTATTGATGGAAGCAGATGCTCCAAAGTTAAAAGATTCCGAAAAAGAAAAAGCAAGAAAACTTGGTTTGGTTTGGAAAGGTAAAGGATATGGTAAAAAAGATGATGACCATATTTCTTTTAAAGCTGATAAAAGTGGTAAACTTGTAAAGGTTGATAAAGATGGTGAAAAAGAAAAACCTAAATCTACAGGATTTAGTGGTAGTGATTTCGATAGAGATAATGATGGTATGGAACCATCTGATTTAAGTGATTTTGACCCAACACATGATAAGCCATTTGTAGGAACTAAAGTTAAAGATGGAAAAATCTATTCATCAGGCCCACAACGATTCGCAGATGATGTTAAAGATATGAAAGGTGAATATGATTTAGATGGTGGAATGAAAATAAAAGACGGAAAAATGTTTAACGCTGACGGGGAAGAAATGGATGCTGATGATATTGAAGATTTTTACTATCAAGATGCTTATGATGGAAATGGTATCAATGTTGGTATTGATATTAAAGAAAAACCAAAGTTAGACCCTAAACAAAAACAAAGAGCACAAGATGATTACAACGACGCTATCAGAAATATAAAAAATCCACTAATGGCTGGTGGTATTGAACCTTACTATGTTGATATGGCAGCAGACAATTTAGAAAAATTAGGTAATTCAGACGCAAAAGTATTTAAAGATTTAGGAAAAGAATTTAGAGATAATTTAGATGACGACGGAAATCCAAAAGATGAAAAACTTGATAAACAAATTCAAGATAAAATTAAACAAGCAGCATTAGACCTTGAAACCGATATAACAAAAGAAACAAAGGAAGGTATAATAAAATTAAAAGATGTAATGAGAGAATCAAAAGTATCTCATGTATTAAATGAATACTTTAGAAGTAATATATTAAGAAAGTTATCTTCAGGTAATGATTGGAAGTTAGATAAAGATTTATATACTTGGTTGGCAAAATTAGGTGTTAAATCTAATGAAATTGAAGATTATCAAATTAGTAAAAATATGAAACCATTGAAAAAAGGTATTGAGATTGCAGTTAGTGGTAAGAAAATCACTTTACCTGCAAAAGGCAATAGATATTGGGAACATGACCAAGAAGTTCCTAAAGATGTTGTGTTAAATGTATTTAAAAATGGTAAACCAGTATGGTATTCAAAATCTTGGAAAAGTAAAGATATTAATGTAAAATCACCAAGTGATTGGGGTTCTTCAGATTTAAAAACTTTTGGTTTACAAAAATATGGATATCAAAGTTTAAATTCAATTAAATCAATACCTGGTATTGTTTTTTATCAAATCTCACTTGAAGAAGATTTACCGTATATGGGTGCAGATAAAAAGAGACAATTAAGACAATCAATACAAGCAGGTGCAATATCATTTAAAAACGATGATGAGTTCAGAAGTGAAAACAAAAGAAGATATGAAGATGCAATTAGAAATCTATATGATGACCCTGAAAAAGTAAAAGCAAAAATCAAAAAGGCAAAAGATTATACAGATAGATTAATGCAAGGTTTGATTGGTGGTAAACCAAATAAAGAATCTAAAGCTTTAGTGAACAGACTTTCAGCACAACATAGAAGTGATGAAGCAAAAGCTATGGAAGTATTAAGAGATGTTGCAGATGCAATGGATAGATTATATGATAAAGTTTCTTATTATGAAAGAGCATTAGAGGATGATGAAAGAACGAAGAAACAATATCCAGATAATAAATATATGGGTAAAGAAGCTTCTAAGTATGGTAAAGAGATTGCTGGAGCAGTTAATTTAATCACTCAAAACAAATTCAGGGGGTATTTCTAATGATTAAGTTAAAAGATTTAATAAAAGAAGAACATTGTGAATGTGGTGGTGGATGTTGCTCCACTAATGAACAAGTGATAAAAGAGATGAGAGTATCTGCAGATTTAGGTAAAATTGATAAAATGTATGGTGGTGATGGACCAAGGAGTACAACAAGTAAAACTCCAGTTTCACCAAAGGCATATAATATGTTGAGTAAAGATGTAAAAGTTTTAAAAATGGCAGTAAAACAATTAGAGAATGCTGTAAGAAAACAAAACGATGTAGAGTTAAAAGATGATATCGTATATTTAGTATTAAAAGCTCACGAAGCTTTAGAGGATATGCAAAAATGATTAAGTTAAAAGATATTATTGGTGAAAATATTGCAAAAGATATTGCTAAAGAAATTCACGCACAAAATGAGGCAAAAGCTGGATATGATAGAGCATTAAAAAAGATGTTAGATTTTATGAAAAAATCTGCAGAAAAACAATTTAAAAAATCATTTCCATCCACATGGAAAGAAAAAAATTGGGAGTATCCAACACTTTTGAAAAAAGGACCAAAATTTGATAGAATAGTTAATGTTCGTGCATCAGAGCCAAAGAATGGATTAAGTGTTCACTTCTTTGTAGATAAAAGTAATGGTGATATTTACAAACCTGCAGGATACAATGGTAGAGCAAAGGGTGTAAGAGGTAATATCTTTGAACCTAAAACATATGCTCGTTTTGATGTTCATGGTGGTTGGTTATATAGGAGAGGTTAATGAGTAGTATGACACATAAAATGTGGGCTCAATGGAAAGATTTTAGATTGAGTGAAGGTGACCATGAAGGTGAAATGGCTAAATCACAATTAGAAAGGTGTATGAAACTTTCTAAAATGATTTATCAAAAAATTGAAAATGGTGATTCTGATGGAGATGGTAAAGTTCAATTACCAGCTTGGTTACAATCAGAATTGACTATTGCATTAGAAAGTTTACAAGGTGTTCACACTTATCTTGATGGTAAAGATGGTTTAAAAGAAGTAGATGGTGGTGGAACATATGTACCAGGTTCATTAAAGGGTAAAGGGGTGAATAGTTTTCCAATGTTGAAATATTCATCACCAGAGGCCAAACAATTTGTTGAAAAAGATATAAAACAAATGGGTAAGTTTTTCAATAAAGCATCACAACAAACTATTAAAACCATGATGGATGGTGTGAAAAGTGGTAAGTATGATGGTATGGATTTGATTCGTGGTATTAAAACAGGTCCAGCAGGAGACACAAGTGTAGGTGTTAGAGATATGTTGGGTGTACTATGGACAAAAGTAGATAAAAGATTTCGTAGTTATCTTGGTGGAAAAAGACGAAGATAATATATTTATTAGAGTATAAGGAGATACAAATGGCAAAATTAAAAGATTTAATAAAAGAAAACTTTTCAGTAGTGGGTGGAGTTGTATCTACACCACCATTGAATAGCGGTACTTCATTAACAAGTATTGTTGAAGATATGTACGGAAAAAAAGAAGAAAAAGTTAGTGCAAAACAAATTCAACAATCAATAAAAGAATTTTCAAGCTTCAGTAAAGTATTACAGAAAGAAGAAAATCTTAAACAGATTGCAGAAAAATTATCAGTAATTGCAAACAACGCAAAATCCTATACTCTAAGTGAAACAGAAGATTGGTTTGATAAAGTTACTGTAAATCGTAATATGAAAGAACTAACAAACTTATCAAAATCATTTGGAAAGATTGCACAAGAATCACAACAATTACAACAAAGATTAGGTGGTTTATATGAAGATATGGGTCATGTTCTTGGTAGATATTTTGAAATTGAAGGTGATGCAGATAAATCTGATTTAGTTAAAATCGGTTTAGAAAATCCTGATGAAGATGATTTACCAAAAGGTACTGAACTTGAAGAGGGTGATTACGAAGCATTCTTCCAATCAGCTCTAAAAAAGTTTGGTGTTAAATCACCAGATGAATTAGGTGATGATGATAAGAAAAAAGAATTCTTTAATTATGTAGATAAAAACTACAAAGCAAAAGCAGAAGCTAGAATTTAAAACAAGTAGAGGTTAATTTGATTAAAGTAGAGGTCCGAAAAGGACAATCTGTAGAAAAAGCTATATCAATCTTTAAACGAAAAGTAAAAGATAGTGGTATATTGATGGAATATCGTGATAGACAATTTTACGAAAAACCATCGGCAATCAAACGAGAAAAGAAAAATAAAGCAATTCTACGAAACAAATACAAAGTTCTTAAAGAAAAAGAACAAGATAATTAAAAAAATACTCACTTAGTGTGTATATTTTTTGGTTTTGTTATACTTATATATACAAAACTAAATACACTTTCGTACTATTCGTACATCATAAAGTGTAATCGAATACTAAACTATTAATTATAGTTCCTAATAACTATACTGAATCCAAATTAGGAGATTAAAATGGATGATTTACTAAAAGAAGCTATCGCAGATGCTAAAGCGGTTCGTGAAACTGCATTAGAAAATGCAAAGATGGCACTTGAAGAAGCGTTCACACCTAAATTGAAATCAATGTTAGCTCAGAAGATTCAACAAGAAATCGAAGATGAAGTTGAAGATGAGGATATGGAAGCTGAAGAAGATGGTGTTTCTGATGATGAAGAAGAAGCTATCGATTCCGCAGTAGATTCTCACGAAGACGAAATGCACAAAGAAACTTCACATGAAGATGAAGAAGAGGATAAAGTATCTGAAATCGAAGATGAAGATATGGAAGACGAAGATTCACATGAGAAAGAAGTTGCATATGAAATCGAAGATGAAGATGAGGATGAGGACAAAGTTGATGAAACTTCACATGAAGATGAAGATGATGACACTGAAGACCTTGACCTTGAATCTATTTTAGCTGAGTTAGAAGACGAAATCGAAGACGAAGGCGAAGTTGAAGAAGGATACGGAGATGAAGATGAAGATGATAAGAAAGTTGATGAAAACGATGTATCATCAGAAGTTGGAAAATCCGATAACAAAGTAAACGACAAAGCTAACGATTCATCTGAAACAGGAGCACAAGGACCAGAAGGTGAAGGTAAAGACGAACCAGCTGGTAAAGAACTTGACGACCATGAAGTTGTTGATGACTTAACTGAAGGCGAAAAAGAAGATGATAAAGATGATGTTGATGAAGATATCGATTTAGAAGAAGTTCTTAAAGCACTTTCTGAAGAAGATGGTGATGATGAGGACAAAGTTGATGAGCTTGCTACACTTCAAGCTGAATTAAAAGAGCACAGAGATGTTGTAAAATATCTTCGTGGTAAATTAAACGAAGTTAATCTCTTGAATGCTAAACTCTTATTCTCAAACAAACTATTCAGAGCGTTTGGTTTAAGTAACGAACAAAAATTAAAAGTTGTTGAAACTTTTGATAGAACTAAAAACCTAAGAGAAATCAAATTGGTTTACTCTACACTTGCTGAATCTTTTCAAGGTGTAAATGTAAAACCAATTAAAGAATCTAAAGGTTCAAGTTCAAGACCAGTTGCTTCTACTAAACCTTCTAATGAAGAAGTTTTAACTGAGGGTGTTGAGTTAAAAAATAGATTCAAGAAATTAGCAAACATATTATAATTAGGAGACTAAGAAAATGAGTAAATTTAAATCAGTAGAATCTTTGATGGACGGATACAATCCACAAAGACAACTATTAGAACAAACTCGTAAGTTAGTCAAGAAATGGGAACCAACAGGACTTTTAGAAGGTCTTAACAAAGAACATGAAGTAAACGGAATGGCTGTTCTTCTTGAAAACCAAGCTCGTCAATTAATTGATGAAGCTTCAAGAACAGGTACATCTGCAAACTCAGAAGAGTGGTCAGGTGTTGCACTTCCTTTAGTTCGTAGAATCTTTGGTGAATTAGCTGCACAAGAATTCGTTTCTGTACAGCCAATGAACTTACCTTCAGGTCTTATTTTCTATCTTGACTTCAAATACGGAACTGCTCAAACTTCACTTCAAACAGAAAACTCAGATGTATATGGTAATACATCAGGTTCTGGTGACGCAAGTGGTGGTTTATACGGAGCAGGTAAATTTGGATACTCTATCAATGACGTTTCTGTTTCAAGTATGACATTAGCAGCTGCAACAAGTGCTACAGAATTCACTACAGGTTCTGTATCTTGGGAAGATGTTAATTTCGAACCAGACCTATCTGCATCAGCAGCATTAGGTTCTGAAGCAGACAACGGACTTATGAAAATCACTGTTTCAAACGCAGCTATCGCTAACTTTGATTCAGATGGTGTTAGAGCATTCACTGTATCAGGTAGTGGATTTGATGCTTTCTATCCAGCACATACATCTGTAAATGCAGCTAAAACTGCAGTAACATTCTTCGTATTGAAGAACACAGCAGGTGTACCAAGTGGTGTTGAAGTAAAATATCATAAAACTGCAGCTAACAATTACACTCGTGGTGATTTTGAAGCAACTGCAGCTCAAATTGATGCAAATCCTGAAACAGATATCGACATTCCAGAATTAGATATCGCCCTAAAGAGTATTCCGATAATCGCGAAAACTCGTAAGTTAAAAGCAGTCTGGACTCCAGAACTTGCTCAAGACTTAAACGCATATCACTCTGTTGATGCTGAAGCTGAATTAACAGCACTATTATCTGAGTACATCTCAATGGAAATCGATTTAGAAATCCTTGATATGTTGTACGCAGGTGCTACTGCTAAAACAGAAAGATGGTCAGCAAGAGTTGGATATGAGTATGATTCAGCAACTTCATTGTTCGCACAATCAAGTGGTGAATCAAATGCATACACAAAAGGTACTTGGTTCCAAACACTTGGAAACAAAATACAAGCAGTATCTAATGCAATCCATCAGAAAACTTTAAGAGGTGGAGCTAACTTCTTGGTGGTATCACCAGAAACAGCAACTATCATCGAAAGTATTCCTGGATACGCAGCAGATACAGATGGTGAAGCAACTAACAACTCATTCGCAATGGGTGTACAAAAAGTAGGTGCTCTTAACAACAGATTTACTGTTTACAAGAACCCTTACGCATTGGACAATGTAATCTTAGCAGGTTTCAGAGGAAGTAACTTCCTTGAAACAGGTGCGGTTTACGCTCCATATGTACCGTTAATCATGACACCATTAGTATACGACCCTAAAAACTTCACGCCAAGAAAAGGTGTAATGACTCGTTACGCTAAGAAGATGGTTAGAAGTGAATTCTACGGAAAGATTGTCGTAGCTGATGTAAACTATGTGTAAGTTTAAGTTAATTTTTTAACTTAAGGGTACGATAGGTACTTAAAAAAGGGGTAATCATTCATTTGGTTACCCTTTTTTTGTGCAATGTTATATTTATATGTATGGAAGAATATAAAACACATCCAAAATACACACGATATGAAATTTCTAACTTAGGAAATGTTCGTAATACCAAAACTGGTAGAATATTGAAGCAAAGAAAGAGTAGTAATGGATATCTTCGAATAAATTTGAGGGAAAAAAGAGGTGTACCTATAACAGAACAAGTTCACACTTTAGTTGCAGATACTTGGATAGGTGATAGAAGAGAGGGGATGCAAGTTGACCATGTTGATAGAAATCGTATAAATAACAATGTATCTAACTTAAGAATTGTTACTGCATCAGTAAATTCAAAAAATAAAAAGTATCTCAAAGACAAACCACACATTATTTTTGATGACCATAATTTTATTGTAAATGGTAAACAGATAGATAATTTGGATACTGCAATACAAGAGTTTAAAGGTTTATTGTAGATTCCTTTTTTCTTTTCTTGATATTTATTATCAGATATATCTAAAATAGACTATTAATAGGAGAAATTTATGGCTCAAGAACCGATATGGCCCGGTAGTGGTTCAGCGGCAAGTGGTTCAACACCATTTGGTTTTTATGATTCTGAATCAGATTTTCAAACAGATGCTCCTAAATTTGCAACATGGTGTGCAAGAAGATTGGGGTATCCAATAACTGCAGTTGAATTACAAGATATTCAATTTTATGCATGTTTTGAAGAAAGTATCACAGAATACTCTGCTCAAGTTAATCAATTTAATATCAAAGATAACTTATTAAGTTTAAAAGGACAATCTACAAGTTCTAATTTAACACATAAAAGATTATCGAGAACTATGGGTGAACAGATTTTTATATCAGAAACCTATGGAAGTGAAGCAGGTGGTGGTGGTGTAGGTGGACAAGTTGAAGTTCACAAAGACCATATTACACTTGTAAGTGGTTCTCAAGATTATGATTTAAATACATTGATTGCAGATGTTAGTGGAAGTGGTGCAATTGAAGTAAAACGAGTATTTTATGAAGGTAATCCTGCAATTTCAAGATACTTTGACCCATATGCAGGTACAGGACAACAAACAAACAATATGTTGGATGCATTTGGATTCGGTGGTTCATCACCAGCAATTACATTTGTATTACAACCTGTTTACGCTGATTTATTAAGGGTTCAAGCAATTGAGTTTAATGACCAAGTTAGGAAATCTGCATACACCTTTGAACTTAGAAACAACAAAATAAGAATCTTTCCAACATATACCAAATCAGACCCTGGTAAACTATGGATTGAATGGGTAAAAGTAAGTGATAGAGATAATGCATTAAGAACTCGTTATAGTGGTTCTGCAGATACCATATCAGATATTAGTAATGCTCCATATGATAATATGAAATATGGAAGTATTAATGATGTGGGTAAACAATGGATTCGTAAATATGGGTTAGCGTTATCAAAAGAGTTATTAGGTATGGTTCGTAGTAAATATGGTACAATTCCTATTCCTAATTCAGAAGTTTCACTTGATGGTGATACCTTAAGAGCTGAAGCAACTGCTGAAAAAGACCAATTAGTAGAACAATTAAGAGAAATGTTAGACCAAACAAGTAATAGGGCACTTATGGAGGCTGATAGAGAATCATCCGAAAACTTACAAGAGAAGTTAAAGAAAGTGCCGTATCCAATGTATATAGGATAATCACATGGCAAGTAGATATTGGCCAACAAGAGATACGAATTTAGCTAAAAGATTCAATGATGAACTCGTAGGAAATCTAAAAGATGGAAAATGTGGAATTATTGGACAAGAAGTAATTCTTTACAGAGTTTCAACATATGATACTAAACCAAATATGTATGGTGAAGCTGGAGAAAGTGGTAAAGTTTATGAAGCTGGGGTAAAATTAAGTTGTATTCTTGATGCAGGAGATTTTGATTGGGAAACAAATGAATTTGGTCCAGATTCAAACCAAGAAGTTACATTTTCATTTCAACGAGATATGTTAATTGATGTAAACTTCAGACCTGATATTGGTGATGTTGTGAGTTGGAATTATGGTTATTTTGAAATTGTTGGAACAAATGAAAATCAATTAGTTGCTGGTGATTATAATAAAAATTGGACTATATCTTGTACAGGTAGATTAACAAGAATTACATCATTAAACATTGAGAGAACAAGGGCGTTTTAATGGCAAAAAGAAGTAAACCATTATCAAGAAAAATACGAAGAGACCTAAATTCAATATCATTAAATCCTGATTATAATAGAGCTAGAGAAGTTCGTAGGGATAAAGATGATATAAAGAATATATCTGTAGGTATCATGGAACATGATGCTGCAATTATGTATTATTTCAATGAAGTTATCAAACCATCGGTAGTTGATAATAAAGAAACCATTAAAGTTCCTGTAATGTATGCCTCACCTGAAAGATGGTATGCAATGCAAAGACAAGGATTTCTTCGTGATAAAAGACAACAGATTTTAACACCTGTAATTGTATTTAGAAGAACAGGTATTGATAGAAACGATAATATACCTATTGATAAATTAGATGCAAATAAACCACATAATTTTCAAACTTTTACTCAAAAGTATTCTCAAAGTAATCGATATGACCAATTCAGTAGAACGATTGGAACTACACCAAATAAAGAACATTTTAGTGTGGTTGTTCCTGATTATGTGATATTAAATTATGAGTTTACTATTTTCACAAGTTATATAGAACAAATGAATAAAATTGTTGAAAAGGTAAACTATACCGATGGGGCATATTGGGGTGAACCTGGTAAATTAAGATTTAGAAGTAGAATTGAATCATTCACAGATGCAAGTGAAATGGATGCAGATGAACGAATGGTAAAAACTACATTTACCGTTCAGTTGATGGGTTATATCATACCTGAAGAATTTAATAGTATGATAACTACTCGTAGACACTTAACACCTAAAAAGATAATCATCAACATGGATGTTGAAAAAACTGCTGATGATTTTATAGAAAAGGATTCAAAGGGTAATGTATCAGTACAAAGTCCTGTAAAAGATGTATTTAGTATTGCAACTTCTAATACACTAACATTTACAGGTGGAACTGGTGTTACATTAAGTAATGATGGTGTTGGGTTTGATGGTTCACAGCCATTAACTCAAACTATTTCTATTGGACAATCAGTAGGAACTACAGACAATGTAACTTTTAATCAAGTTAATGCAACTTCTTTAGTGTTTGGTAATCCAACCACATACACATATACAGGTATTAGTGGTAGTGTAAATATTACAGGTAGTTTAACCACAAGTGGTAATGTTACGGTCAATGGTGATATGACGGTTTTAGGAACACTAACTGCTCAAGAAATCAAAACTACATTTGTTTCATCAAGTATATTATTTGAAAGTGGTAGTACAAGATTTGGTGATACTTCAGATGATACACATCATAGAACAGGTAGTTTAAATATTACAGGTAGTTGGAGTTTAAATGGAACCACTATAAATGAAATTAGTAATGATACTACATTAGCTGATGAAAGTACTACAGCAGTAGTTACTGAATATGCATTAAGTAATTTCTCTTCAACAAATGTTGCAGATGTACAAACTTATTTAAGAAAACAATTTTATAAAACATCCAATAGTATCACTAATCCAACAGCAAGTTTCGCAGCAGTTACTGCATCTGCACCTTCTGGATATACTGCAACCAATGAAGATGATTTCTTATTCTTTATCAATGGACAATATATGGAACACGATGCATTAGAAGTTGAACAAAGTGGTAGTATATTTTTATTAAAAGTAGATAACTCATCTATTGGATATGATTTAGAAAGTGATGATGAAATTATAGCAATAGGTAAATTTAATTCGTAAGGAAATATAATGCCAATTTTGAAATTTAAAAATCCTTTACGAACATCAGGTTCAAGTGGTTTTAATTCTTCTATACTTGACCAAGATGGAACCGTATCATCAATTAATATTTTCAGTATTGGACAGGAAGTTGCAACAAGTTCAAATGTACAATTTGATGAAGTAAATCAACCCGACTCTCAAACAGCAATTGTTGGAACTGATTCTGATAATATGGTATTGGGGTATGGATTTATTAGTGGTTCAAATCTTCAATTCACAACCGATGAACAAGGTATAAGTGAAAACTACACACACGAAAATGATATCACGATAAACGGAAATATTAATTTTACATCTGCAAGTGCAGAACAAGAAACTTCAATTCAAATCCAAAGTTCTGGTAGTACAAAGTTTGGAGATTCATTAGATGATACACACACAATAACAGGTAGTATGTTTATTAGTGGTTCGATGAGTTTAAATGGTTCTCGAATTATAAGTGTTTCAGATAATTCAGATGTTTCTTTAGCAAGACAAAATGTGTTAGTAACGGAAAGGGCAGCTAAAATAACATTAGGTGGAGATACCATTACTGAAAATGAATATTTAAGAAAGATTTATGCAAAAAAAGCAGATACAATTAGTGATGCCACAGCAAGTTTCGCTGCAACAACGGCATCCATATCAACAGGTATGACCACCACATCAATAAATGATTTTCAATTCTTTTTAAATGGAATGTTAATGGAATATGATGCATTAACAATACAACAAAATCCATCAAATGATTTTGAAGTACATATAAATACTAATTCATTGGGATACACTTTAGAGAGTGATGATGAGATAGTTGCCTGGGGTAAATTTAATTCATAAAAGTTAAAAAAAAGTACCACATTGGTATTACCATTTTTAACTTTTTGATATTTATAAGTATGAGAAAAAGACATTGGAAAGATAGAAAAAATAGAAAGTGTCCATCTTGTAGTAAGATATTAACCTATACAAGAAAAGATGCTTTTGATAGAGCAGTTGGTAACAATAGTGTTTGTAAATCTTGTGCTCAACAAGATAGAAAATTCACGATGGAAACCATAGAGAAGATGAAACAACCAAAATCTACTCAACACAAGAAGAAGATTTCAAAATCTATAACTACTTGGTGGGTGGAGAAGAAACAAGAAGATTTGAGATATGGCATTAATCCGAAGTAGTCAGTTAAACCCAAGATTTACGGGTTCGTTTACCTTAAGTGGTAGTTTTATTGGTGATTCCAATACTACTGGTTCATTTGGTAAATTATTAGGTGATGCCAGTGATGTAACAGGTATCACTACTACTTATGATGGTGATAGAGTTGTATTAAACTCTGATTTAGGAGATTTATTCACTAACTCGTTTAATGCGGGAACCACAGGTAGTGTTTCTGAATTTTTAGATGCTGTATTCTTTCCAAATACTGCACCAAGTGTATCATCAAGTCAATTCACAATTAATGAATTTGAAGTAAGTAGTTCTTCAGTAGGAACAATTACTGCAACTGATGCAGAATCTGCAAACCAAACTATTACATTTGTTACTCAAAGTGGGTATTCAGATGATTTCTTTAAAATTCATAGTGGAAGTGGAGCAATCACATTAAATACAATGTCAAGTGCAAGTTTCAACACCGATACTGGAAATCACGCAGGTGGTGATTCACATCCATTTTTAATCGGAGTTAGTGATGGAATTACACAATCCAATGCAACAATTTATATTAGAGTAACACCAAATACTGCACCAATTTTTAGAACCACAAGTGTAAGTGGAACACAAATAATTGCACAAACAGGTAGTGTAAATGAAAACACAACAAGTGGAACAACTGTATTAACTATGTTCGTTACAGATACAGAAAGTGATACGATTACGGTATCACCAATATCACAAAGTGCAGATAATCATTTTACAGCAAGTATATCAAGTGTAGTAGGTGGAAAACAAATTTTATTACAAACTGCAACCGCAAGTTTTGATTTTGATGATAAATCACAATATAAATTATTCATAAGTTCTTCAGACCAACATTTCGGTTCAACACCAAGTTCAAGTGGGTTTGTAACAACATTACCTATTGAGGTTAATGTTACACAAAACCAAGCACCAACAATGGCAAGTCAAGTTTTCAATATAAATGAAAGTAGTGGAAGTAATGATGATAATAACGGATTAGGAAGTAATTCTAATTCATTAACGAATGTTGGTACTATTGTAACTAATGATAACGAGGGTGATACCGTAACATTTACAGGTTTATCATTAACAAGTGGAAGTGGTGGTGGAAATAGTTCACAATCAGACCCAAGTAATAATCCATTTCAAGTAACAAGTGCAGGAGTATTACAATTAAAAGCAGGACAATATTTAAATAGTGATACTTTTGATTCATACAAATATGATGCAACTTATAAAGATAATTTTAATGATGCAAGTTCAAGTGGAGTTATTACTATTAATATTCAAGATGACCCACAACCAACATTATCTTCAAATGGAACATTTTATATTATAGAAAGTGCAGTGAGTGGAGCACTTGTTAGAACTAATTCTAATGGTAGAACAGGTACACAAGCAGATTTTAATTCTAATGAAACTGTATTTTTTGAATTAAATCCTGATACAGGTAGTTTTCATATTAATTCAAGTAATGGTAATTTAAGTTTAAATAACAATGTTAGTGAATCTATTTACACTAATGATGTAGGAAACCAATTAAGTGGTAGTGTAACTGCAAGTAATGCATTTGGAACTTCAGTAAGTACAACATTTAATGTGAATGTTGCAATAAACAATGCACCAACACCAAGTTTCAGTAATACAAGTGCAAACATAAATACAAATGGTGCAAGACCAAGTAATACAATCACCACAATATCATTTACTGATACAGAAAGTGATACATTAAATCACGATACATTTGTATTCACAGACCCAAGTGGACAATTAAATGCTGTAAAAAGTAGTGATACTTATTTAATACAACCAACACAAAATTTAAGTGGTTCAAGTTATCAAATGACAGGTTCAATTAGAGATGAACATGGATTTAGAACAGGTACAACCACACATGATATTACAATTGCACAGGCACCATTAGGAACATTAACCACAAATGGAACTTTCTATATTATTGAAAGTGCAGTAAGTGGAGCATTAATCAGAACAAACTCAAATGGATTTAGTGGAACACAAGGTGATTTAGGAGTAACTTATTCACCACAATATAACTCAGCAGCAGTTCAAGGATTTAGTGTATTTGAAAATGATGGTTCAACACCACATCAATTCGTTACATCATCTGCAGTAGGTGCCTTAAGTATAAAGGCAAATGTTAGTGAATCTGCATTTACAAGTGGAACAAGTTTAACTGCTTCAGTTCATTATACAGACCAATATGATAATGTTGGTAGTGGAAGTATAACCGTAAATGTTAGAACAAATACTGCTCCAACAATAACATTAACACCAAGTTCTCAAACTTTATCTACTGAACAAGTTACAAGTGGTTCATTTATTACAAGTGCAAGTTTTTCAGATACAGAAAGTGATACAATTAATTACGATAGTTTCTCATTGACAGGAACACATGGAAGTTTATTCACAGGTACAAGAGTGGGGGATGCGGTTCTCATCACAACCAATACTGATTTATCTGCAAGTAATGCAAATTATACATTTACTGCAAATGTAAAAGATGAACATGGATTCAATACAGGTACTTCAAATGGAACATTAACTGTAACACCTATGGTTTACTTTTATAAACAAACACAAGGTGTAGGTTCAATGAATTCAGCTAATGCAATCTCAATCTTGGGAGACCCAGGTGGTGATGATGTTGAACCAATAACAAGTGGTTCGGTGATTGCAAACTTCAAGAGTGGTTCAATAGGAGATAGTTCATTCTTAACAAACGCTGGAACCACAACATTAATCGCTTCACAAAGTGTAGGTGATTTAGGTGGTAATACTTTTAGAAATTTTGGAAATATAGATTTAAGTGGAAATAGTGGTAATGGACATAGTTGGTTAGCAGTATTCCCAAGTTCTTCTGCAATAGGTGGTAAACCAAATACAATGGGAACTGCTTTAGGTGGAAGTACAGCAGATGAATATGTAATTTATAATGATAACTCAATTGCAGATGCGGTCGAAACTGCAGGAGTGTATTATTTTGGAGTGAATAGTGCAATAAGAGGTGTGGATAGATTTGGTATGATTTATGGTGTTGGAGCAAATACAGAATCATCACAATTTTATCATCTATTGCCATCAAGTGGTTCAGCACCAAGTAGTGAATTGTAAGGAGAGATAAATGCCATTAAATTTTGGACAATCGTTAGGTGTAACAGGTAATATCAAATTAACTGATATTAATTTAGTTTCTGGTGGATACAGAACACTGGCCACAAGTGCAGATACTGGTAGTATTCCTATTAATAGATTGGAAGATGGACAAGTATTTTACATACAAGACGATAATAAATTATTAAAAGTTAGTGAATCTATAGCAGATAATGTAAACACTTTTGAAAACACTTATGCATTTTTAGATTTTAGTTGGCCTTCAACTGCTGGTGAGGGTGGTGATTTATTACCATCTACAGATGCAACATATGATTTAGGTTCAACATCTAAATCATGGGAAGATTTACATATTGATGGACAATTCAATATGGGTACGGGTATAGATTTTAACAGAATTGGAACTGCTAAGTTAAGTGTAACTGGTAGTTCATATAATTTTAAGGCAACAGATAGTTCTGATTTATTTACAATTTATAATAATAGTGATGAAGTATCAGTTCAATTTGATGATAAAGTATTAGTATTAGGTTCAAGAACTACAGAACCAACTGCACAAGCAGGTGGAATGTTTTATAGTGGTTCAGATGAGTGGTTCTTAGGATATGAAAACTCACCAACTTAATATTTATAATAGAACAAAAACACTCGAAATTCGAGTATAAATGGGAGAATAATAATGGCACAATGGAGAAAAGTAGTAGTATCAGGTTCTTCGCCAGAGTTTGCGAATATTACTGGTTCAGGTAATATGCAACTTGATGGAGACTTAATTGTCGCAGGTGGAGATATTACTTTAGGTAGTACAAGTATCTTTTCCGGTGGGGATACTACTTCATTAAATAACATAGATGCTATCGATGCAACAACAGAAACAACAATTGAAGCTGCAATCGATACATTAAGTAACTTAACAACAACTGGTACTCTGAACTCAGGTGCTATATCAAGTGGTTTTGGAAATATCGATATCGGTACTTCCACTTTAAACGCTGGAAACACAACACTTGATAATTTCACAAATAATTCAGCAGTAGGAAATTCACATTTTACTGGTTCGTTTAGTGGTTCATATACTGGAGATGGTTCAAATCTTACTGGTATTGCATTAGATATTGATGGATTAGATGCACTTGGTGGAACAGGTATTGCACAAGGTGATAAACTTGTATTTTCAGATGCAGGAACTGAGAAATCAATTACATTTAGTAATTTCGAAGATGCAATCTTTGGAAATGTAAGTAGTGATGCAACAATCGCAGCAGGTGGTGCATTAACAATCGCAAATGATGCAGTTGATAACAACAAATTAGCAAACATCGCACAAGGTAGTGTTAAAGTTGGTGGTGGTTCAAACGCACCTACTGATTTAGATGCAAGTGGTGATGGTAAGATACTTGTTGGAGATGGAACAGATATCAACTCAGTAACAGTTAGTGGTGATGTAACATTAGCAAACAATGGTGCAGTAACAATCGCAGCTAATGCAGTTGAAGGTTCTATGTTGAACTCAAATGTAGCAGGTACAGGTCTTGATTATGGTTCAAACCAATTATCAGTTGATGTATCTGATTTTATGACAAATGGTTCAAACAATAGAGTATTAACCGCAACAGGTACTGATGGACAAAACGCAGAAGCAAACTTAACTTTTGATGGTTCAACATTAGCATTGACTGGAGCAATGACAGTTTCTTCAAACATGACTATTGAGGGTAACCTTGATGTAAATGGTTCATTAACCACAATTGATTCCACAAACTTAAAAGTTGCAGATAGATTTATCATCGCAGCAAGTGGTTCATCAAGTGGTGATGGTGGTTTGATTGTTGAGACAAGTGGAGCTGGAAGTGGTTCAGCATTTGCATATGATGATTCAGCATCAAGATGGGGATTATCAGAAGCAGGTGGAACTGGTGAAGGAGATACAACAATTGATACAAAACAATATATTGTATCAGTTAGTGGTTCAGCAGTAGACCCAAGTGGAAATCCAAGTGATTTTGGTGGTAGTGATGCTACAAGAATCGGTATGATGCATGTGAATACTTCTACAGGAGAAATATTCATATTTAGTTAATAACAATTAATGAGGTTACGATGGCACTAAGAGCTAAAAAACATATTAATGTTGTTGATGAAGTATCAAAATTAAATAAGGTTGAAATAGAGTTCTTGTTTGAATTAATTAAGAACTCTATGATACCTGGTAGAAATATCAACATTATTTTTGATATCATTAACAAATTAAAATCTCAACATCAATTATATGGTGTTGATACTAAAGATTTGAAAGTTTCTAAAAAGGAACCACAAATCGCAAAAACAAAAGAAGAGAAAGCTCGTGAACTTCTGAAAGAAGAAGACGGAGAACTCTTTATAAAAGAATAACTTTATTGGCCTTGATGTGGCAATCAAGGAAGTGGGCCGAAAAGGTAACCAACCATAAGGAGATAAGATAAATGCCAAATTGGAAAAAAGTCATAGTAAGTGGGTCTAATGCTCACTTAAATCAAGTAACAGCAAGTTATTTTTCAGGTGATGGTAGTGGATTAACTGGTGTAGGTGGTGCCATTACGATTCAAGATGAGGGAAGTACCCTTACAACAGCAGTATCTCAAATAGATTTCGTAGGTAGTGGTGTAACTGCTACAACAAGTGGTAATAATGTAACTGCAACTATTGCAGGTGCAGATTTAATTAATGTTTTTGAAGAAGATTCCGATGGTAATTTACAACCAACCACATCAAACACACCAATAAGTGTATTCTATGAGTTAGATAGTAACAATGATATTCAACCGAGAGCATAAAAATTAAGATGATTATTCAACAAAATAATATTTATATGAAACGAGGAATTTTATAAAATGGCAACAAAAAACATAGTCCCAAGAGCGAATAAGGAAGGTCAGTTAGGAACTGATGCTAAACAATGGAATAAAGTTATTGCCCATACGGGTAGTTTTCAAGCAGTTAGTAGTTCTTTAATACCTGATGCAACAAACACATATGATTTAGGTAGTGCTACTAAATTTTGGAAAGACATTTATGTATCAAGTGGTTCTATTAAATTTATAGACCCAAGTGATAATTCCGTTGCCTCAACACTTTCTGTTGGTGATGATGGTTTTACTCTTAGTGGTAACCAAAGTGTTAGTGGTAGTAGTTTACCAGATGCAGATAACACCTATGATTTAGGTAGTTCAGCAAAACAATGGAAAGATTTATATATTAATGGTACTGCAAATATTGATACACTTACATTAACAAGTGGTGCCTCAGTTACGACTATTAATGACGAAGATGATATGAGTTCAAATAGTGCAACCGCACTTGCAACTCAACAAAGTATTAAAGCTTATGTGGATTCCCAAGTAACCGCTCAAGATTTAGATTTTCAAGGAGATAGTGGTGGAGCATTATCTATTGATTTAGATAGTGAGACTCTAACGATTGCAGGTGGAACAGGTATTAGTACTGAAGGTAGTTCTAATACAATTACAATCACTACAACAGATAGTGAAATTGTTCATGATAATTTAAGTGGATTTGTAGCAAATGAACATATTGACCACACATCAGTTACTTTAACTGCTGGAAACGGATTAACAGGTGGTGGAACGATAGCCGCAAGTAGAACTTTTACAGTAGGAGCTGGTACAGGTGTTACTGTAAATTCAAATGATGTAGCAATCGGACAAGATGTTGCAACTACAGCAAATGTTCAATTTGCTCATATAACAGGTTCAATCATTAGTGGTTCAAGTTTATTAGGTGTGGTTGGAACAGCAACTCAAGGAACAATTGACCATGATAGTTTAGCTAATTTTGTAGCAAATGAACACATTGACCACTCATCAGTATCGATTACAGCAGGTGATGGTTTGACTGGTGGTGGTACGATTGCATCAAATAGAACACTTAATGTTGGAGCTGGAACTGGTATTACTGTAAATGCTGATGATATTGCAACTAATGATTCTCAAATTGTTCACGATAATTTAAGTGGATTTGTTGCTAACGAACACATAGACCATACAAGTGTAACTCTTACCGCAGGAAATGGTTTAACTGGTGGTGGAGATATTTCATCAAACAGAACATTTGCAGTCGGAGCAGGAACAGGTATTACCGTAAATGCAAATGATATAGCAATCGGACAGGCAGTTGCAACAAATTCAAATGTAACATTTGGTTCGGTAACTGTATCAAATGATGTTACAATTAATGGTGATTTAAATGTATTGGGAGATGCAGTAGAATTACAAGTAAGTAATTTAAGAATTGAAGATAAATTAATTGAAGTTGCAAGTGGTTCCGCTAATTCAGAAGCCGCAGATGGTGCTGGATTATTAATCGGTGGAGCAAATGAAAGTTTAAAATGGAATCATGGAAGTACTAATTTCCAATTTAGTGATGATTTATATGTAAGTGGTAGTATTACTTTAAGTGGAAATGTAGATGGTAGAGATATTGCTACTGATGGTTCAAAACTTGATGGTATAGAGGCAAGTGCAGATGTAACAGATACTTCAAATGTAACTGCAGCAGGTGCATTAATGGATTCTGAACTAACAGATTTAGATGGTGTTAAATCATTAACCGTACCAAACAATACAACAATTTCAACATTCGGTGCAAGTTTAGTAGATGATGCAAATGCATCAGCAGCAAGAACAACATTAGGAGTAGATGCAAGTGGTACTGATAATAGTACTTTAAGTGGATTAACTGCAACTGCAATCGGTAAAGCGATTGTAACAGGTTCAAATGCAGCGGCCGTTCGAGGTACAATTGGAGTAGATGCTGCGGGAACGGATAACTCAACCGATGTAACACTTGCAGGAACACCAAATTATATTACAATTGATGGACAAGAAATCACAAGAAACACAATTGATATTGGTGATGATACAAATTTAACTGCTGGAACAGGTATAACACTAACAGGTGATACACTATCCACTACAGATTCAGAAATCGTTCACGATAATTTAAGTGGGTTTGTAGCAAATGAACACATAGACCATAGTGGAGTAACACTAACTGCTGGAAATGGATTGACTGGTGGTGGTACAATAGCCGCAAGTAGAACATTTAATGTTGGGGCAGGAACACACATAACTGTAAACTCAAATGATGTAGCGGTTAATACAGGTACATTGATTGCATCAATTTCTGGTTCAATCGTTACTACAGCAAATGTAACTTCAGCAGGTGCTTTAATGGATTCGGAAGTAGATGCAGATATCAAAACACTATCACTTCCAGCAAGTACAACAATATCCGCGTTTGGTAAAACACTTGTAGATGATGCAGATGCAGGTACTGCAAGAGCAACATTAGGAGTGGATGCAGCTGGAACAGATAACTCAACAGATGTAACTTTAGCTGGTTCAAGAAATTACATTACACTTAGTGGACAAGAAATCACAAGAAATGTAATTGATATTTCAGATGATACTAATTTAGTTGCAGGTACAAACATTACATTAAGTGGTGATACATTAAATGTAGATGATGCATTCTTAAAAAATAATGCCGATGATACTACAAGTGGTACATTAACAGCCGCAAACTTTATAACTTCAGGTAAAATAGGTGCAGCCACAAACGATGAGTATTTTGATTTCGGAACTGATGCAATGATTAAAGTTGGAATTGATAATGTTGAAGATTTCAGATTCTCTGATGGTGGTACATTCCACGCTAGAGCTGATATAATTGCTTATTCATCAACACCTTCTGATGAAAGATTAAAAGATAATGTTATAACTATTGATAATGGTTTATCATTAGTGAATCAATTACGAGGTGTAACTTATGATTGGAATGTTGGTAGTAAACAAGGTACAAGAGATATTGGTGTTATCGCACAAGAAGTAGAAAAAGTATTACCTGAATTAGTAAAAGAAAATAAACTACCATTAATCACAGATTCAGATGAAACCTATAAGACTGTAGATTATGAAAAATTAACTGCAGTATTGATTGAAGCAGTAAAAGAATTATCACAAAAAGTGGAAAATATAGAAAAGAATTGTGATTGTTTGAACAAATAGTTTTATATTTATATATAGTAATAACAAGTTATAGGAGTTATAATGTCGAAAGATAAAGAAATCAAATTCACAGAGGATGAATTAAAATCTCTTGCAGATTTAAGAAATACATATCAGGCAGTTCAAAATGATTTTGGTGTTTTAAAGTTAAGAAGAATTTCCTTAGAACAACAATTAAACCAACTTGATGAAGCTGAATCTCAAGTAGAATTGAAATACATTGATACTCAGAAATTTGAACAAGATTTGGTAAAAACTTTAAATGAAAAATATGGTTCAGGTAATCTCGATGCCGAAACAGGAGTTTTTACACCAATAAACGAAGAAAAGTAAAAAAAATTACCCACTTCAATCTATTTTGAGGTTTTTAAATGATATTTATTAACCGAGTATATCGTTCCGATATATAATAATTGAATGTAATTTAATTACACAATAGGAGAATAACTATGGCTGAAAGAATAGTAAGTCCAGGTGTATTTACACGAGAAAAGGATTTATCATTTCTACCACAAGGTATTGCTGAAATTGGAGCAGCTATTATTGGACCAACAGAAAAAGGTCCAGCTTTTGTTCCAACTCAGATAACAAGCTTTTCACAATTTGAAAATGTCTTTGGTAGTGTTGATACTCGTTTCTATGTACCTTACACTGTACAAGAATATATTAAAAACGCACCTACGGTTACCGTAGTTCGTGTTTTAGGTTTGGGTGGATATCAGTCAAGTACTTTAAGATTTGAAGTTTCTCAATCAAATGGTGATTATAGAACTGTTGCAGTTTTAAAACCATCAAGAAATGCACCATCATTCGATATCGGCGGACCAACATCCGCTTCTGTTGATGCAAGTGCAGATTGGGCAAATACAGTTTTAACTGTAGGAGCAAATAGTGCAGTATCAGTATCTTTTGATACAGGTTCTGCAAATTATATTGCTAAAATCTATGGTACAGACCCACAAACCACAAACCATGATGTTTATGTTTATAAACAATTTAAATTCACAACATCAACTTCTGGATACACTTCTTCAAACGATATAAGAGTTGTAAGTGCTTCTACATCAACTGGTGAAGATTTCACACATGATTATGCAGTAGCAACAACACCTTACATCGTATCACAATTAAGTGGTGGAAGTAGAAAGAATTTGTTTAAAGTAAATACTCGTTCACATGGTACAAATGTAAACGATGATTTCAAAATTGCTATTGCAGATGTAACTGCAGCTGGTGATGTACCAGGTAGTGATTATGGTTCATTTACTTTAAGAGTGTTGAATAATAATCCTGGTGAAAACAACGATGGTGAAGTTCTTGAAGAATTTCCAAATCTGAACTTTGACCCAGATTCAATAAATTTTGCACCAAGAGCAATCGGTGATAGATATGTAACAATAGATTCAAATGGAAAATTAACCTACAATGGTGATTGGCCAAATCAATCTGTTCATGTTTATCTAAGTGATTACGAAACAGAACTTGAGGGTATTGATGAATCATTAGTACCACATGGTTTTGCAGCAGTAACAAATCCAGTTCTTGGTACTACAACAATCCCAAGTGGTTCATTTAAAACATCACAAACCAATACAAATGGTTCTTTTGACCAAAATGTATATTATGGTTGGGATTTTGGAAATACTGATAACCAACAGTATTTAGCACCATTACCAGCAAGTGCTGGAAGTGGAAACAACGCAGCATTCTCACTTGAGAATATGAATGGACATGCCGATGCAAATACAATAGGAGCTGATACATATTCAGATGCTTCTGAAGCTATCACTCTTGCACTATCTGCAAAAGCACAAAGAAAATTCGTTGTTCCTTTCCAAGGCGGTTTTGATGGAGATAATCCAACAACACTAAAAGCAACTGGTAATAGTATTACAGATACAAACACACAAGGTTTTGATTGTAGTGGAGCTCTAAAAAGTGGTTCATTAGCATACAAAAGAGCAATTAACGCTGTATCAAATCCTGATGAGTTTGATATTAATCTATTAGTAACACCTGGTATTATCCATGAATATCATAGTTCAGTAACTAATCATGGTATTAGTAAAGTAGAATCTCGTGCAGATGCATTCTACATTATGGATGGTTCAAGATGGGGTAGAAGTGTAACAAATGCAATTGCAGATATTAAAACACTTGATACCAACTACGCTGGTGTTTACTATCCCTGGGTTAAGATATTAGATACTGTTAAAAATAAACCAATGTGGGTTCCACCATCAGTTGTGTTACCTGGAGTGATTAGTTTCACAGACCAAGTAGCTCACGAGTGGTTCGCACCAGCTGGATTAAACAGAGGTGGTTTATCTTCAGTATTAGAAGCAAAAACAAGATTAACTCATACAGAAAGAGATGACTTGTATGAAAACAGAATTAATCCGATTGCTTCATTCCCAGGTCAAGGTGTTGTAGTGTTTGGACAAAAAACATTACAAGGAAAACCATCTGCTCTTGATAGAATCAATGTAAGAAGATTGTTAATCAGACTTCGTAAATTCATTGCAAGTTCTTCAAGATACTTGGTATTCGAACAAAATACAGCAGCAACAAGAAACAGATTCTTAGGAATAGTAAATCCATTCTTAGAATCAGTTCAAGCTAATAGTGGTTTGAGTGCGTTTAAAGTTGTGATGGATGAATCTAACAACACACCAGATGTTGTTGATAGAAATCAGTTAGTAGGACAGATATTTATCCAACCTACAAGAACTGCTGAGTTCATCGTATTAGACTTCGTAATACAACCGACAGGAGCAGCATTTCCTGAATAAGTTTAATTTATAAATTAACTTATAAAAGAAAAGCCCCATTCTTTCGAGTGGGGCTTTTTTTATTTAAATTAGGTTCCAAACGGATTACGATATTAACACCTAACTATGACTGAAATTAATTCACTTTATATCACTTCCTTTCACTTTCTTTATTAACAGGATCGCTTACCTTTATCAAAATATCTTACACTCAAATATAACAATAAAAATACATACAAGTCAAGCGTTTTTTTAAAAAACTTCAAAAAAACTTCTAAGAACTATATCAAAATACCTATTGCATCGATATCATTTTTTTTATAAATCTGATATTTATTAATGTATAAAAGAATAACGGCAAACAAACTTTAGGAGAAATAAAATGGCCGACATATTATCAACAGACGAAATATTTTTTACACCGTTTGAACCAAAAACGAAAAATCGTTTCGTCATGTATATCGATGGTATTCCATCATATTTCGTTAAAACCGCGAATAGACCAAATATTACATTTGAAGAAATAGAATTAAATCACATCAATGTTAAAAGATACCTAAAAGGTAAAGGTGTTTGGGAAACATTAGAAATCACATTATACGACCCAATCGTTCCAAGTGGAGCACAAGCAGTTATGGAGTGGGTAAGATTACACCACGAATCAGTAACAGGTCGTGATGGATATGCTGATTTCTACAAGAAAGATATTACTTTCAATATGTTAGGACCAGTTGGTGATAAAGTTGAAGAATGGGTATTGAAAGGTGCTTTCATTCAATCAGCTAACTTCAATGATTTAGATTTTGCTAATGGTACAGATGTGGCAGATATTACTTTGACACTTCGTTACGATTACGCAATACTTTCTTACTAAGAGTTTAACAATAACCGGTTCAGAGAACCGATAGCGGAGGGCATATGAAAATGTGGGAAATATTTAAAGATAATAACGACTATAATGAGAAATCAATAATTGGTTTCGGAGCGTTTACGATAATGGTTGTGTTTGCTATGGCAGATGTTATCACAGGTATCATGGGTAAAGATTTAGTTATCAATGATGTTGTGTATAACTCATTCCTATTCACTACTTTAGGTAGTTTTGGTATCGCAGGTGCTGAAAAAGTTTTAGGAAACAAAAAATAAATTAGATTTTTTCTAAAGTTACAACATAGTTATATTATATGGTTTTAATTACATTTCACAGGAGAAAACAAAATGGCTGAAAATCAGTATGCGTTTCCTACTGAAGAACTATCCTTACCTTCAAAAGGTTTATTATATCCAGAAGATAGTCCATTAAGTAGTGGAACAATAGAAGTTAAATATATGACAGCAAAAGAGGAAGATATTCTTTCGTCAGCAAATTTAATCGAAAAAGGCACAGTAATTGATAAGTTACTTGAAAGTGTCATTGCAAATCCTAAAGTTAAATTAGATGATTTGTTGATTGGAGATAAAAATGCTCTTATGTTGGGTACAAGAGTGTTGGGTTATGGTAAGGATTATACCGTAAAATTAGATGACCCTGATACTTCATTAGAAGTGGAACACACTTTTGATTTAACTTCATTAAAAACAAAAAAAATCGATGAAAAACTTTTCAAAGATGGTAAAAATGAATTTGAATTTACATTACCTACTTCTAAAAGAGTAATCACATTCAAATTACTTACTCATCAAGATGAAAGAAAAATCGATGAAGAGTTAAAAGCTACAGCTAAATTAACTCAAGTTACAGGTGTTTCAAACGAATTAACCACAAGGTTAAAACACCAAATCATTTCAGTTGATGGTGAAACCGATAAAAAAGTAGTGAACGATTTTATTCAAAATCAGTTTCTTGCAAGAGATTCAAAGGAGTTTAGAAAGTTTTACACAGATATAAGTCCTGATATCATCTTCAAAACTGATTATACAAGCCAAATAGGAGAGTCCCATACGGTTAATGTACCGATTGGGATACGATTTTTTTGGCCCGAATCCGAAATATAAAGAAGTAGTTCACGACGAAATCTTTTCATTAATCAATTACGGAAATAGTTTCACTTTTTCCGACGTCTATACTATGCCTGTTATGATGAGAAGATATTATCTTGATAAATTAGTCAAAGTCAAAAAACAAGAACAAGAAGCTCAAAAGAAAGCCTTACAAAGTAGATAAAATCTTTGATATATGATATTTATTATTGATTTATAATATTCAAAATCGGAGTAAATATGTCTAAGAAAAAAATAACTATGGAAGGCTTTATTGATAATGTTCTTCGTAGGTGGAAAAAGTCAGTAAATAAAAATTTTGATGATAAAATGGAAGATTTATTGAAAAACGGAACACCTGCTCAACAAAGACATGCTGTCAAAGCCTTAGATGCTTTAGAAAAGGCATTTAAATAATTTTTTCTTTTTAATTGTTACATCCACATTTCATAAATTTATTTAAAGTAGAGAAGGTATGGCAATAGACCCAAAACAACAGAACAAAATTCTAACTGAATCGGAAAGAATTCAACAAAGGATAAATGAGTCTCAATCTGAATCAGAGAAATCTATTCTTAGAATTCTTAGGGAAAGAGCTAAACTTCTTGAACTTGATAAAAAGATTAATGATGAATTAATAAAATATAATAGAGCTAAAGAAGCGGGAGATACTAAAGCTTTAGAAGCTTCTAAAGGAAGAATTGATGGTTGGAAAAAAGAAAAGGGTGTAATTAAAAGCTATTTGGATTCACTTAATGATGTAAATTCTGGTTTTGATGATTTAGGTAAAAAAGTTCAAAAAATAAGAGTTAAAAGTCTTCAGCCTCTAAACTTTAATGATAAAAAGGCACAAACTTATGTTAATGCAATAGGTAAAATTGGTGAAACTGCTGATAATTTCGGTGGTAGTGATAGAGCTAGAGATATTTTTAAAGAAATAGTTGAACTTGGATTAAACTCTAATGATATTAGTACTAAAAAACAATTGTTAGCTTATGATGAAGCAGACGCTTTACAAGACCTTGAGGATTTAGAAGAGAAATTAATTACTCTTTCTGAAGAGGATAGAGATATAGCTCAAGAAACATTAGATATAGTTCGAAAAAGAGCAGATGCAGTTAGAGAGGATATTAAAAATACTGGTAAGTTGGTGGATGAAGCAAAAGCTCAAGATAAAGCTAGAGAAGTATTTAATAAAAAATATGATGAATTTAATAATAAAGTTAAAGAAACTGTATTATTGGGTAAAGCATTTACAAAAGAAATATCAAAAGACCCTACGAAACTTTTAAAATTAGCTCTTGTTGCATTTGTATTGGGTGTGAGTAAAGCACTTAAATCATTTAGTGAAGATGTTAAAAAAGTAACTCAAGATGTTGGGACAAGTTTATCACAAAGTCTTAAAATTGTGAGAAAAGATATTGGTGTTCTTGATAATTTATTTCAAAAGGTATTTTTGGGTGTTGACCAAACAGCAGCACTTAATCCATTAGTTACACAATTTGGTACTTTAAGAGCAGAAAACAATAAATTTATAAAAGATATAGCTCAAGGTTCAGTATTATTAGGGGTTCAAGCTGAACATGCTGCATTCGCATTAAGACAATTTCAAGTAACAGGTGGTGTTTCAGATAAAAATCTTGAAACTCAAATGAGTATTACAAAACAATTAGCAGACCAAAATAATATTCCAATTGGTAGGTTGTTCTCAGATTTAGCAGAAAATTCCGAAGATATTGCATCATTTGGTGGAAAAAATCTTTTAAATATGAGAAGAGCTGCAGTTGAAGCTCGTAAAATGGGTGTGAATTTATCAACAACTGCTAAGATTGCAAACACATTATTAGATTTTGAATCTTCTATTCAATCTGAAATGGAAGCTTCATTGATGATTGGTAAACAATTAAACTTCAATAGAGCTCGACAATTAGCTCTTGAGGGTGATGTTGCAGGAGCAGCTAGAGATGTTGTTAATCAATTAGGTGGACAAGAAGAATTTTCAAGATTAAATGTATTACAAAGAAGAAAACTTGCACAAGCTCTTGGAGTGAGTGTTGAGGAGTTAAGTAAATTAGCAAGTGGTAAACTTGAAGTTGGAATGGATGATAGTGAGGTAGACCCTACTTTACCATTTATTGAAAGTATGGATAAGACATTAGGTATTATTCAACATTTATTGGATTCAATGTTAGGTAATTTAGGAGTAATAATTGGTGCTTTGTTCCTTTTAACAAAAGGTGGTGGATTATTCAAAGGAATAGGTAGGTATCTTGCAGGAACTAAAATGGGTAATTTCTTTAAATCAGGTTTCGGTAAAATGGGTAAATTATTTGGGGTTGGTAAAGGTGCTAATTTGGTGGCCAAAAGTAACCCAAAACTTTTACAAATGTATAGAAAGACTGGAATGTCATTTCGAGGTGGAACAATGGCACAATTCCTTAAAGAACTTTCAATACAAAAAAGTATGAAACCAGGTTTATTTGCAAGAGGTGGTGATATGTTCAAAGGACTTCTTGGAAAAGGTAAGGGTATGTTGGGAAGAGGCCTTAGTATGTTTAGAGGAGTTAATCCATCAGCTCTTATAGGTACAGCAGCTGCTTTTGGAACAGATAAACTTAGAGATTCAAAACTGGTAACTCCTGGTAGTGGTGCAGATAAATCACTTGGTATATTAGGGGAAACAGCAAAATATGCAGGAATAGGGGCAACACTTGGTTCTATCATACCTGGTCTTGGTACTACAGTAGGTGCAGGAGCGGGTTCAGCATTAGGTGGTTTTATTGGATTATATAAAGAATTTTTTGGAAAAAATAAAGATAGAGGTAAAACCTTAACATCAAGTTCAACAGAAGCTCAAAAAACATCTGAAACAGCTACAGCTACATTGATTGCAGATAAACTTACTGTAACTTTAAAAGAACAATTTAGTTCACAAATACAAACATTAGAATCACAAGTATCACAATTAGAAAAAACTAATGTTACTAATCAGGCAATATTAGATGCTATACTAAAAGGTAATGTAGATAGAAGAAACATGGCAGATAACGGATAAAAACATGGCATTATTTGATAAAGTAAAAGATATAAGACAATTTAATTGGAACCAAAAAGTAGGTGGTCCTGATAGAAATAATCAAGATAATTTACCCGAAGAAGCAATTGGTGAAAAGAATTTAATTGACCAAGATTGGGAAGGACAACATAAAAAGTTTGGTGGTATAAATGCACTTAGAGGTGAAAATAATCTTGGATTTGACCAACCATTTATTTTAAAAGAAATTGGTGATAGATATGAAAGTGCTGATTTAGATGATGGTATATTTAGAGGTGGTTTGGCATTAAATGTTGTTAGAGCAGCTGAAGATACCACAAGATTAACAAAGTTTGCACTAACACCAAAAGGAATTATCTTTAATTTAAAACAAACTATTTTACAACAACAAAACGCAAGAACTAAAAATAGAACTTATAATCCACTTGGTGTGTTGGGTTCTATTATTCCAGCAGTTCATTTACCAAGACATAAAGTAAAAGATGATTACAATAATGCAAATGATGGTAAATTAGAAAAAATTTATCAAAGAAGAATTGTGCAAGGTATAAATCCAGGTGGAGTTGCAGAAGTAATTGGAGATGCAGTTGATGCAGTTGTAGATGCATTTAGAGACCCATTAAATGTTGTTAATAGTGTACAAGTATTACAAAGTACAAAAGATAGATTAAGAGATTTAAATCCTAAAGTTCCTACTGATTACAAAGAACAAACGGAATCAAGATTCTCTACAGAGGATGATAAGTTAAGAAACGAACCTGTTCCATTTAGTAAAGATGGTAGAGAGGAAGAATCAAAGGTTTATAAAGAATTACCAAATAATCAATCAGAAAGTGATGAGTTATTAAAAGAAAAAACTCAAATGGTAATCAATAAAGAGGAATTAGAGGGTGGTAATAGTATCTTTAGTGATAAAATAGATGATATTGATTATGGTGATAATAGAATACCAAGTAGTCCAACATCATACGATTTATTAGAAGAAACGAAACAAGATGATGGTTTAATAAACGAAAAACCATATACTGAAATAGAAAGAAATATTGGCCAACTACGAACCGATGAAGAGAAAGAATTATATGATGAACTTCCACAAAATAAATCTGAACGAATTGAGGTATTGAAATCAAAAAGTGTAGATAATAATTTAAGAAACACAACAATACCAAAACAACCTGTTACAGACGAGGTTAAATCTCAAATAAGAAATAGTCCTACTGTAAAATCAGATGTTATATTGGATTATAATGATATACCTTCTGATAAACCATCTGAGAGATTAAAATCTCAAACTCAAATGCTAACAAATAAAGAGGAATTAGAGGGTGGTAATAGTATATTCAATAATATAAATGTCGATTATAGTGGTGATTTTTACTCTTATTTAGACTCCTTACAAAATGATGAACAAAAGAGTATATTTGAATATGATTCAGGCCCGAAATCTGGGTATCCAAAAAGTACCGTAAGTAATATAAATGTAACAAAGGGAGATATTAAATCAGTAGATATTCAAGAGGCAGAACTTTATAATCTTGGTAAAGGTACTATTAAAACTCTGGATAAAAATCCATACTCAGTAGGAGTTTCAAATCAATTACAAGTGCCTTATGGTGGTAAGTTTGCAGATTTAGGAACAAAAAATTTACCAACAGATTTTATAAAATTTAGAATTAGAGATGCAGTTAATGGTAAGTGGATTATATTTCCAGCATTCATTACAAACATAACCGATACAGTAACTCCTGAATGGACTACTGAAAGATATATTGGTAGACCTGATAATGTTCATCTTTATAATGGAGCTGCACGAAATGTTAATTTTGAATTTAGAGTTGCAGCATTCACTAAACAAGAAATACCAATCATACAAGAAAAAATGAATGCTTTGATGGGATTGGGTTGGCCTACATTTAAAAAGATTTTAAGTACAGATGATGAAGAAAGAATGGTAGCACCATACATTTATTTAACTATTGGTGATATGTTTAAAAATACACCAGGATATTTTAACAACATCACAGTTACGGCAGATGAATCTACGACTTGGGAAATTGATGATGGATTACAAATACCACATTACTTTACCGTTTCGTTAGATTTTGTTCATGTTGGTAGATACTTACCAAATACATTAGGATTACATTATGATGGAATTAAACATTTAAGAGATTCTGGAGTTGGTAATGGAAACTTCGGTGTATTTGGAGATAGGTATCCAAGAGATGATAGAGGATTCACAACTGTAGATAGGAGTGATGAAGCCAGAGGTGGATGGGCTAAACATTTAGCAGAGCAGTATCAGATGAAACCTGGTGTTGGAAGAGGTGTAGATGATTTCAAAAAAGAAAAACCATTCAAGACACCAAAAGTAGATAGAACTTTACTTGATAATACTGCGAATAGTGTTGATGGATTTGGTAATAGAGTTGTAAATGCATTAAATCGACCATCACCAAAACCTGCTATCAAATCAGGATTAACAACAAATATTAGTCCATTAACTCGACAAATATTAACACCAGTACCATTTAATACTACTGAACAAGATAATACAAGTGTTTCATTTGATGGTCTTTTAACAAGTGATGATGGAAGTTTCGGTGATGATGCTCCACCAGCACCAAAAACTAAAGCAAGTAATGATGGTATACGAAATGTTAATGGATTTAGTCAAAGGGGTGGTAAGAATTCTAATGGAACAACCACTCAACAATAAAAGGTAAATTATGGCAAGATATAAACATACAGAGATAATCAAAGATAAAGTAACTAATAACAGAGTTTTAAGAACTACTGAATATCCTGAAATCACACCAAGTGATGCAGATATTATTTATTACGCAAAATTCGATGATACTTTAATGGGGTTGGCAAATAGATTTTACGGAGACCAAACAATGTGGTGGATTATAGCTCGTGCAAATAATTTTCAAGGTAAAACAAAATTTCAAGTTGGACAAAAACTTATTATTCCAGCAAACACAGGTGATATTAATAAAAAATTATTAAAACTTAATTTCAATCAGTAATGTTTCAGTTTAAAGATATCGATAAAACAGTCCAAAAAACTCTATATGATAGAATTAGAGCTTTAAATCGTAAAAATGGACACATAGGTGAGAATTTAAATCTTGACCCTGTCGACCAAAATCCACAATTCAGAGGTTTTAGTATGGATGAGATGATGACAAAGGCTTGTTGGGCTAGAGTTACTTGTCCTATTTTCAAAAAGAATGATGACGGAGAAACAATCGATACAGATTTTTTTAGAATATCAAGTGCTTTTAAAGATGGTGAAGAACGAAATAATATTCATAAAAATGAACCATTAGCTGTTAATGAAAAAATGAATTCTTCTAAATCTGGTTTTTTTACAGATGACCCTAATGCAATATTTAGACCACATTCAGGTATTTCATCTATCACTACTTCATTTCAAGGTGGACAAGGAACCACTCAACAAGCAGTTATTAATTGGAAATTCTATGATATTAGAAAATTTAAAGAGTATGAAAATGCTTTATTAAAAGTAGGTAAAATGGTTATGGTGGAATTTGGGTGGAGTAAAAATAATGGAATTCATTTAGATAAACAACCTGTTGATGATGTTGAAGATTTTATAAAAGTTTATAGAGCTACAAATGAACAGATAAAAAAAGCGGGTGGTGATTATCATACAATGATAGGAAAGATTACATCATTTGATTATAAAATAAATCAAAATGGTGGATTTGATTGTACCACTACTATTGTTTCTCTTGGAGTGGATATTTTCAAAAGTAAA